CCAAGAGCAAAACGATAATTTCAAAGCAGATAACAGTAAAATGTTATCTGGAGTGAGTGAGCAGAACGAAGCAATTCAGAAGCTCACAACGACGTTGGAGGAACTCAGTCTCCAGAATGCCAAACTTCTCTACACAAACGAAGTTTTAAAAGCCGACTCTCTGAATGAGCGACAGAAGCAAATTGCTGTCGAGGCACTTCAATCTGTAAGGTCAGTTGAGCATGCAAAGACTGTATTCGATACACTTCAAAGCACGGTGGTGTCCACAAAGAGGCAAGGACGACCTGAATCACTAAGCGAAGTAGTTAGCAACAATACGTCGAAGAAAATGCCTCGACGAAAACAAACAAAAACAATTAATCCCCATGAAAACCGTTGGAAACTTCTGGCGGGGATTAAATAACTAACTACAAAAGGAGACATTATCATGTCTATTTTAGGAAAACTTACTGAAGGTATTGTTGACCGTGATCTCTCCAAAGAAGGAAGTGCCCTGTTAAACAAATGGGAGCAAACTGGTCTTTTAGAAGGTCTCGGCAATGACCGTGATAAAAATTATATGAGTCGCTTACTCGAAAACCAAGCAAAAGAACTTCTTCGTGAAGCTTCATCTATGGCCGCTGGCGATGTTGAAGGTTTCGCAGCAGTTGCATTCCCAATCGTTCGTCGTGTATTCGGTGGATTGATTGCTAATGATTTAGTGTCCGTACAGCCAATGAGCTTGCCTTCCGGCTTGATCTTCTTCATGGATTTCACATTGACCAATACCCGTAACGGTATGGACGCTGGCGAATCCGTGTATGGCGGTGGCGTTGTTGCTAAAGGCATCCAAACTGGTGTTACTGACATCACTGAAGATGGCGGCGGTATGTACAACTTGCAGTCTGGCTATAGCTCACCAACAGGTAGTGCTGCTGCCACAGCTGCAGGCTTAGCCCCACTCGCAACTACTACTGTAATCAGTGGCGCAACCGAAGCTGTGAATAAAGCACTTCGTTATGACCCTGACTTGTTGTCTGATACAGACGCACAAGCAATTCAGGTTACTTTTGATGTTGCAGCTGAAAAGGCAACCATGAATCTTGATAACTTGATTGCTGTCAATGTTAGTACCGCAGGTGGCTTGGTCACAGGCGATAAATTGATTCGTCGTTTGACCACAATCAGTGGCGACAACTTAACACTTACCATCGCCAACTTGACTGGTGCTGTGTTAACTTCACCATCAGCAGCACTTGTTGCTACATTTCCTTTGAAGGATACTTTTACCAGCACCGGATTAGGTTCCATCGTTGGTGAAGAGCCTTGGGGTCTTGAAGGTGCAGGCGAAGAGCCAAACAACGGTACATTCGCAGACCAAGACGTTGGTTACATTCCAGAAATCGATATCAAAGTTGACAGCGTTGCTGTTACTGCGGTAACGAAAAAATTAAAAGCAAAGTGGAGCCCTGAATTGGGTCAAGACTTGAACGCTTATCACAACCTCGACGCTGAAGTTGAGTTGACAAGCATCTTGTCTGAGCAAATTGCTTTGGAAATTGACCAAGAAATCTTAAATGACTTGGTTAAAGGCGCAAAAGCTGGTACTTATTACTGGTCACGTCGTCCTGGTAAATTTGTGAATCGCACAACTGGAACTGCATTAGCTGATCCAGCTGCTGACTTCACCGGAACCGTTAGCGAATGGTACGAGACTCTTCTCGAAACCATCAATGACGTATCTGCTCAGATCCACCGCAAAGTACTTCGCGGCGGAGCGACCTTCGTGGTTTGTTCCCCAGAAGTTGCAAACATCCTTGAGTTCACAGCCGGATTCCGTGCTAAAGTAACTCATGATGACGACAAGGGTACTGCTGGTGCAGTCAATGTCGGTACATTGAGCGGCAAGTGGGACATTATGGTTGACCCATACTTCCCACGTAACGTGATCTTAGTTGGTCGTAAAGGTAGTAACTTCCTCGAAAGCGGTTATGTTTACTCCCCATATGTTCCACTACAAGTCACTCCTACCATCTTCGGACCTGAAGACTTCGTACCTAGAAAAGGTGTGATGACTCGCTATGCGAAGAAAATGGTACG